TTTTTCATCAACTGTAAATGATTTATCCGTAATATTATCAATATCACTTGTTACTGTTACTGTGTCACTAACAGCGGCAAGATTCATTTCACTGGCTTTCCCGGTAAACACTGGCTTGTATCCAGAAAAATCACCAACCTCAACGTATGCTTGCTCATACAAACCAGAATACGTTGTAGCTGAAATCACAATGCTTTGATTAAAGTCGCTGAAAATGTCATCCAGATCAGCGTCGAGTAATGTTGAGTCTATTGTCATAAATAAAAAAGCCCCGTTAACCGAGGCTTTTTTCCAGTCGTATATAATATTGCCAGTATTATTCTTTATCTTTAAATAATCGAGAATACAATGCGCTCATATCGCTGATTTTTTCAACCGCTTCATTGCGCTCATCGGCAGTGACCTTACTTTCAAGAACCGCTTCAATCGCAGCAACTTGTGGCAAGCCGTATTCTGTCAAGTGATCTTTATTTTCTTCATCAAGCAACTTAATGGCTTCAATAATGTTATCAACATTGTTTGTTTTAACAGTATTAACGTCACTGATTGTTTTAAATAATTCAGGATGAAACTCTTCGATGTATTCAAAGCTAAGTTCGTCTGGTTCATGGTTTTCTTTAATGATTTCGTTGACCAGGTCGGGGTGAAACTCATTAAGATAAGCGCGATCAATATTCACTAAATCTTCAACATCGCTATCATCATTGGCGTCTGCATTAACTGCTTCAATCTGTGCTTTAGGAATAACGCCGTCATAGCCAAACTCTTCACCTTTTTTAAATTGAACTTTTCCAACAATAAGATAAATATTTTTGCCTTTTTTAGTTTTTTCAGTGCAGTATTCGCGTGAACTTGCTTGTTCTTTCGTTAACGCAAGCTTACCGCTGCTCAACGTAATCGGTTGATGTGCTTTATAAGTCTTCATTTTTAAATTCTCCAGAAAAACAAAGGGCTGTAAAAACAGCCCTATTGTTTACCACTAATGAATAGCGCTTAAGCTAATGTTGTTAAGCACGCTTTTTTCCAATCGCCATAAGCTGCTGCACGTTCAGTTTCAACAGAAACTAAACATTCATCGTTTAACTTACAGTGCTCAGAGTCTAGCCATAAGCTTTCAAGCAACATGCCATTAACATTATGACCAGAAGCCGCTTCATTTGGCACGCGTTGTTGACGAATAAGCGGTTTTTGATCGCCTTCCGTAGCAAACGTTGCAAACTTAGTTGTCCAAGAAGAGAACCGTGGGCTAGTTTGAATGCGGAAACGGAAAGAGTCCTGCTCAATCAACACATTAGTGTCACCGTTACTCACTTGAGACTGGCTTAACGCTTTAAGCGCAGGTGTCATTAACGGCGTACCGACAACAACAATAAAGTCTGTCATGCCTTCGTTAACGTATTCACCTTTGTCATCTTTAAAAGAAAGCATCGCCTCAATGCTACCAAGAACCGCATCAATCATTTCAGGTGCTGTTGGTGCAGTCGGCGCTACAGCAGAGGCAGTAACATCGTTACTTTGTGTACCGCTATCACCTTCACTATGATCAGTGTCAAAGAAATATTGGCCGTCATAACAAAGGCCCGACTCACCCGCAATCACTAACGGAGCAACCAATTTTGCCCAGTGCGACATGGTACGCATTGCCAACTCATTTACGCGTGCGCGAATTTGGTCGGTTTTGTCATACAAAACATGCTTTTTAGGAATAGCAATACCGCCTTGGTATTCAACGTTTTTAACATTCCATTCTGTTTCACGAAGCTGAGTGAATTTCTTTTCACCCTTCTTCTCAGACATAGAAGGCACCATACCTAACCAGGCATAGTCTTCGCTGTCTTGGTCAGACTCCATAGGTGCTGTTGAAATTGCGTCAATCCAGCTAGTGCCGGCCAACTCTTGTAAGCGCTCGAAAAACATACCCAGCACTGAACGTTCTGTAATTTTCATTATTATTTACTCCTGAATTAATTCAGATTAGTTGCCGTTTTGACGTAAAAGGTAATTAACCTTCGCTGCCAGATCTGCAAAGTTATTGTTAAGAGTTGCCTGACTAAATGCGCCACCAACATCTACTAAAGAGCCGTCAGCTGTTCCGGTAGTACCGTCAGTTAATTCAGCTTCTGCACCAGTAGTTGCTTGATACTCAATCACGCCGTAACCGGTAGATATCCATGAAGACACATGACCGATACGAGTATTGCTACCTTGGGTTAAAGTAAAAGTGTCATCGTCAGAGGCATAAACATCTTTACCAACATCAGTAATGGCTAAAGCAGAAATAGCCAATTTAATATGACCACGCTTGCGCGTGCGAACATCAATTGCACCCGCTGCGCCAGAAGAGTTGTCTGCTTGATCATCAGCAAACCCACGAAAAGCATCACCCGCAACTAAGGGACGAACATAACCTGCGCCATTGTCACCAACAGCAGCGCCTTGATAAATAATATCAGACGCAATTACAGGGAAGTCGTGAAAATCACCTTGGTAAAGTTCACGAGGAGCATTTTGAGCTAAAGTTACCATTTTAATATCTCCAGATTAATTGCGACTAATCGCGTTTTTTGTTTTCTTCAACCTGTTTAAAGGCGAAGTAAGTTTTGAATGAACCAAATTCAGCTTGCAGCTCGGCGCTCTTGTCCCACTCTGTCTTGCAGCGTTCTTCAAGCGGTAGGGTTGAAAGGTTAACGTTATCTTCTTCAACAGAAGCGGTAACCGGTTTAGGTGCATCTTTTTTCATTGATGTCATTGTGTCAGTGCGTGATTGCTTTTCAGCCGCCAACACCTTAACCGCTGCTTCAGGTCCAGACGTTTTACCGTCAAACTTAAGTTCAGCAATTAATACTTCATGACCTACAATTAACTGTTCTTCAACAGCTTTAATTCGTTCACTTTCAGCAGTGGCGCCTGCGGTTTTACCTTCGTCAAACCCTTCCGTTTTAATTGCAGCGACAATATCACCGCAATTTTCATTAAGGTAAGTACGATCGATTACCGGTTTTTCAGCCACCGGCTTAGCCTTGTTTTCGGTTCCCATTTTATGGAAGTCTCCGTTAGTTGAGCCAGCTAAACCGGCAATTACATTCTCGAGTGTAGAAACGCGATCAGCCATATTTAACTTCACTGCATCCTCACCCAGCCTTACACCGCCCTTACCAAAATCAGCAAGAACAGTTTCCACCGAAACATCACGATAACTCGCAACATCTTCGATAAATACTTGCGCCATAGCGTCTATAAATTGTTGTAACTCGGTACTGCCTGCATCACTTTCCGGATCGGGACGTTTCATAGGTGACTGCGTTGAAACAAATTCAACAACATCACTTTCTACATTTCGGCTAACACCAAAAATTGCACCGATAGACCCAACCATGCCCGTCTTACTAATAACTAAGTCATGCGCGGCCGCTGCAATCCAATAAGCAGCTGAAGCACCCATACCATCAACATAAGCCGTAACAGGTTTGTTAGAGCCGCGAACCATAGAAGCAAACTCAGCAATACCCGCAGCCTGTCCACCCGGTGAATCAATATTTAAAACAATCGACTTAACCGCGGGATCTTCTAATGCAGCATTAAAATCTTTAGATAATTGTGAAAGCGATGTTCCGCCACTTATTTCAGTAAATAAATTCGCATAACGGAATATAGGTCCCGTAACAGGAACAACTGCAACATCACCGCGCATACTCACCGAACGCGTGTTTTGTAAAGGTCGACCTAATTTAGCGGCAACCGCCTCTGGTGAATCATTATCACCGCGCGCAATATTAACAATCGTTTCAAGCATGTCGCTTTGAATGGCCCACGGTTGTTTAGCGATTAAATCAATAGCAGAAACACGCGAGTTTGATTTAATTGTTCTCGCTATACCTTTGTCTTCTTGACCAAAATCAATTTCAGAAAGCGCTTTCTTCATTGACGAAACAATCGGCTTTAATTTTGGGTTAAAATTTTCGTTAGACATTTTTTATCCTTAGAATTAAAAGTAACTAAGAATTAAAAAAGCCTGCTAATGCAGGCTTCTATAATTCGTTTTCTTTATATCTCGACAGGTTCTAATATTTTTAGTTTTTCGCGCGACTTATGTTCATAGTTTGTTCTAACTTCCATCGTGGCCATCATAATAGATGACGCTGCGAATGATGATATAATTACATCCCCACCAACTTCCTCAAATAATTCTTCATTGCTTTTGCTTTTTTTAGCATAAAAGTAATCACCTCCAATTCCAGAAAGTTTTACTTCAACAGCATCAATATGCTCTGGTTTTTTCGGAGTTAAAACTGTAAAGGTTCCGGCGCCGCCACTGATAACAGAGAGGGGATCATCGTTTGTTAGTGTTGCTTTTTTTAAGTTGACTTTAGCAGAAGGCATTGTGAATAATATGCTTGACATATTATGGCCGTTTTTTAAATAGTCAAAAGTAGGATCTTGTTCAGGGTCTTTTGATTTTACGCCAAACTTTTTTAAATAAAAAAACCGATAGAACAAATCTTTACCTTCAATTGCATTTATCGCTAATACTGTGTCGAATGTTTCTTGTGAAGCCACCCAATCGCGTTTTTTTAAATCCCGCTTATCTGCTGGTGAATGCGACTGCATAAATAACATAACATTAAATATTGTCTCATCTTCAATATTGATAATGTGCTGCTTAGGCTTTCTCATGCCTGGGTACATTGCAACCGTACCATTATCTGCAAACGGCTCAATAATCTTGTTGTATTTTGGTGCGTTCATAGCAATAATTTTAGCAATACTTAATTCGCCAAAAGCCATTAACTTTCTTCCTCTTCGATTTCAATTGCAGGAATATTGCTTGCCGCCATGTATATTGCATTAGCAGAATCTATTTTTTCGTTTCCGTCTTTTTCCCGCTTTTCATTTACTGTCATCGCATCTGGGAAGTTTGGTGTTATCAACCCTGTATTACGCTGCATCCTAACTTCTTTAGCGCGCTGTTTATGTTTCTTACCCCAATCTCCGCCCGTCATTTCAGTGGTGTTTTCTGACGCCGTCATCCAACCGCGATCTTCCATAATGGCGCGACCATTAGCTTCTTTAACTAAATCTAAAACAGGTTTGGCAGGCCCAACCCACAATGCACTTAAATAAGCTTTGCGAACAGCTTGGTCATGCATAAAGCCAGGAGCATGTATGCGGCCAAGTGCTACCGCTTCATACATCCATGCTTCATAAATTGGTTCACAAAAGTTTTCAACCAACCACTTACGACGTGAGCGAAAAAATACCCACGCTTGTTCAAGTGCGGCTCGACTTGCGCTATAACTTGAGTTAAAAGATTGAAGCAAAACTTCTTTCGGTAGCTCAAGTGAAATGCCAACCTGTGTTAAAATGGCGTTAACAAAAGGATCGAATGCGGGATTGGGTCTGTTTGGGTTTGCGATTTCAATATCTTCACCCTTATTGAGCTCTAATATTGCGCCTGATGCCATTTTAAAATCTTTGTCTGATGCCTTAGCGCCCGTTTCATTAGTGTCTTCAAACTGACTTAAACCTTCGCCTGTTTCTGATTTAACAAAAACAGTAAACATCGCAGAGGTAACAGCGGCCGTTAACTCTGCCTCAGTGTATTCGCCTAGCTGTCTTAATGACTCAATAACCGGCGCTAAATCAGGAACGCCTCGCGTTTGCCCTGGGCGGCGCTTTCTAAAAAGATGCAATACGTTCTTACGATTACTTTCTTCACCAAACGCCTCTATACGTGTCCAGCCTGCTTTTGTTTTATTGCGAAAAGCTGCGCCGGGATGTTGTTTTAAAATATGATACGCAATAGGCGCGCCATAATTGTCGCGCTCTATACCACCAACAATTTTACCGTTATCCATTTTGAAACCTGGGTTGCAAACACGATCAGCTTCAATAATTTGTACGGTTAAACTATAAATATTGTTACGCTCAACATAAGGCAATAAAGCAAACACATCACCATTTTCTAAAGTAGAACTAAAAGCTAACTCTTGTTGAGAGTAAAAGTTTAATGTTCTTGCAACATCACAATCTTTAGATTCAGCCCACAATTTAAACTCACGCTCTATATTAGCTTGCCATGCATCAACTTCATCTTCACTTAAATTAAGAAACTCAGCATCAATTTGCGACTGTAATCGCAAGCCGGTACCAACAACATTGCCGACTTTAGTGTTAATAACGCCCGTTGCTAACGGATTGTTGCGAATCAAATCACGCGAACGCTCACGCAGCGTTGGTAAATCAGACAATATGTCACTATCCGCATCACCGCCGCTAGTGTTCCAGCTCGAAGTTTGTCTGCGTTGTTTAGATGCGCCGGTATAACCACCCGCTAACGACATAACTATTCGCGCTTTTAAACGCTGAGCACCACGCACAGGGTTAAAATAAGAAATAACCCGGTCAGGAATCGTTGGTTTAACGTTATTTTTTTTAGCTCGACTCATTATACTTTAGTGATCCCACGAACACGGATACCGCCACGCGTTAAACTTTTCACTTTGCCGTCCCAGTAATCAATCGTTGCGCGAATCTCATTCAAATTAGCTCGTGTCATGCTGGTGCCATTAATAGTGTAAGACTGGCCGCTTGCTACCTTGTCTTCAGCAGTTAACCAGGTTGTTAACTTAGCTTCTGCTTGCGCTAATGTAATTCCAGCCATTGTTTATTTTCCCGAGCTTCTCACCCTACGACCACTTTGTGTCTTAGGTTTAATGCCATTGTTTGATTGAGCGAACATGTCCGCCTGTATTAATCGTTGCGTTAAAACATCCCAATGATTGTCACTCATTATATGAATTTTAAGTGCTCGCGCTGCATGCGTTGCATATACTTCGCAATCCCAAAACTCAATTGCTTGACCTGATTTTTGTTGCCATGTTTTCTTGCCGTTTCGACCCGGTGCTTTTACTTCACCCAACATCTGCTTAAAGTAATCATCACGAACGCCTTCATACCAATGCATGCGTCCTGCGTGGCCACTGTCATCAAGAGACATTCTGCCAGCGATTAAATCTTTGGCCTTGTGTGTTCCGACTGAATAAATAAGCAAGCCGTATTTAGCGGCCTTTGTATTCTTTTTACCTTTAGTATCAATCTGTTTCGGCTTGCTGAATATTTCTTTACTGCCATAATCGTTAGATGAGCCCTTAACGGCCATTAACATCATGCCTTTGTGCTCGCGTAACCGAACATAATGGTAAGCAGCATCGGAGGTGGTGCCATCCGAGGTGTCTATACTTGCGGCTTCAATCTTTAAGCTGAACCCTTGTTCGTGCTTAATGGGTTTGTATAAGTAATCATCCAGCTCCTTCCAAATAAGATCGGTCTTATCAATAACATTACCGTATATTTCACCAGCATAAATTAACCAGTTTTCTTCGCCTTTGCCCCATGCTTTTATTTTTATTGCAATCCGATCATGCTGTAAATCGACGCCTGCCGTTAAACGGTAACCGCCAATCGGAACCACCATTTCTGGGTAGTCCTCACACTTTTCACGAAGAACATCTTCATCCGGTGCGTCAGATTTATACTCGTAAGGTCGACCTTCTTTTTGATTAACAAACTTTATTTTCTTAGAGTCATCACCGCGATCAAAAAGGTGTTCAGCTTCTAAGTACTCAAGAACAACATCTGCTAACGATGTTCCGGGGATACAGGCATACACTTCGCCCAACTCCATAAATCCTGCTTTACCAAAAAATGGTTTAGTCGCAACCCAGCCACAATTTTCATCGCCCGCCTCTATTGCAGCGTAAACCGTGTTCCGAATATTTTGGTGTCGCTGGTAATCATCCCATTCAGTTTGGCAGCCTGGGCAAACATAGCGCGCAGTTTCTGGTTTGCTATACCCATAAATCTCATGCTTGATACTAAAAACTTCACCAGTATCTTTATCAATACTATTGGGACCATCTTTGCCGTCCCACATAACATTAGAAAAATTCAAGACATGCTTATCACCACACTCATGACACGTAATAGGAAGAACCCGTGCATCAGATGCTTCGACTCGATACTCTGTTTTTGAAAGACCTTTAACTGCAGGTGTTCCACCGACTATAATTAGTGAACCCATATAGCGCTTAAGGCGCTCTTCTAAATTGCTTATTGAATCGCCTTGCCCTTTAACGTCATCGCTGGTGTCATCAGGTTCTTCAACAATACCCAAACCAACAGAAGATGTGGACTTAACATTGCCTGGCGAATTAGAGCCAACAAGTTTTAAAAACCCATTGTTAAATGATTTAAAATCCCAACGGTTCCCCGCTTTGCGAGACGAACTAAAATCAATTAATCCCTCAAGCCAATCTGTATTAGCTTGCCCGGCTTCAACCAGCTTTTCATCATGAAAAGACTTGCCGTCTTTTTCTTTTGCAAACAGCGCCATAATTGGTAGCTGTCTACCAACAGAAGCGTCTTTAATTCTTTTTAAAATGTAGCCTATTAGAAAATACGTCCAACCAATTTGAGATGCCTTCATTAAATCGACTTCATGAACCTCTGCATCATCCATAGCAGAGGCCACACCAAGAAAATACGGCGTGTAATAAAACTGATATGTACCGCTTATATCGCCACTAATAGCTGGAAGCTTATAATGTTCTTCTAAAGCCTCAGCTGTCGCCTGAACCTTCGGTCTCCGAAAGATCGTTGATACCTTCAATAAGACCTTCGCCAAGTTTTTGCGCGTGATCCTCAATTCTTTCGGTTGTAGGTATGACAATGCTTTCTACCAATTCGTTATCAACTTTAATCTTGTGCCTGCTTTGAATTTCAGAAACCAACTTATGGAAGCCTTGCGTGTAATCCGTATTCGCTTGCCGACACCACAAAGTAATAACGCTTGCAGCATCCTCAGCTGAAATCAAAGAGCCAATATCACGAAGATACTCAACCCGAAGCTTTTTAGATTTTATTTCAGACTCTTCAGTCCGCGCCTTGGTTAACGTTTGCTGTTCATCACCGCCACGACCGGCAGCTTGGTTGCGTACATGGCGAATATAGCCAACGCGTATTTGCGTGAGTGAAGCCTTACGATGATTTAAATTTATTTTTTTTAAAACGTCACGTAGGTTACGTTCAGTCATATCCAAATGAGCGGCTATTGATTCTAATGTTGCCATAATTGTTTTATTTGCCGCTCCGTTACCCTGTAGAACCGGAACCCCCTATAGCAGAAAATATCTGCAAAAAAACCGCGATGCTTCGCCCCGTAATGCTTAAAGTGCTAGGGAGTACCTTTTAACCTGGTCGACTATCTTCATCTTCTGACTGAAGGAATTCTTTTTCAACCCGCATCAAAGCAAGCTTGTAATGTTTGTGTCTATAATACCAGTTAACCCCGGCTGTTATGAGTCCAGTGAGTGCAGCAACAATCATTAGCATTTCATTCCATGAGAACACCCCGACTGCACCAGCGCCGATACTCCCTGTGTATGCAATAGATGATGTAGTTTGCTCTAATCTCTCAGGCATTACGCTTCCTTCAGGCAATAAAAAAGCCCAGCTGGTTGGCTGGGCTCTGAATGTGTTAGTCACTTTGTGTACGTTAGATGAAAAGTAAAGGATCGTTACTAGTAAGTCAAGTAATTATTTTAAAGTACCAGCAATAAACCATTCGCCATATCTTTTTCGTGAATCGAACGCAGCTTTACTACAGTGACAATAATGAGCAGCATCAATTCTATCCTTACCGTGCAAGTACCAACTTTCAATCGCTATATATACTTTAAGGTCAGCAGCTTTTAATTTACATAAAGCATGGTCTATCTTTTCTGCGCCAGGAGAATCTATCTCGCCTCCATATTCATTATCAACACGCTCAATAACATACGGTGCAGCTTTTGGGTATCCTAATTGTTGGTTAGATGTTTGATTGACCCATGCAGCCCACATTCTAAGCAGTTCTTGAGCACGGCATAACATTTCACTATCGTTTTTTGTTTTTATTTCATTGCCCACCATTACCCCTCCTTGTTGTCAGCAGGTTCTAAGCTGTTGATAAAGGCATTAAGTGCACCGGCACTTTTATTATCAGCATCATTAAACTTTTGTTTAAGCGCATCCAAAAATTCATGTTTCGCGATATCATTCATTTGGTGATAAGCACCACAAACTGCTCCAAGCACGTAATAGATATCGCTACTATCGCGAATAAACTCAATCACATTATCATTTTCAGTTTTATCACTCATTTTTCTTATCCTTATTAATGTTTCACAACTATGTTTCACGTGTAACTTACTGCTTTTAACAATAAACCCTTCACTTATGTTGAATGTTCCTACGTTAAGTAACGGTAGAACAAACGGTAGAACATTTTTAAGCCTTACTGGTATTGACTTGTTCCTACTGTTCCTACTGTTCTAACGTTTTAAATATATATAAGAGATATATTTACTCTTAATAGTCATTACTGCTACTAGTGATAGTAGTAGTAATATATCCCTACGTGCGCGAGTTTCACTAGGAACAGTTGGATCGGTGGAACAGCCCTTACTACTAAAGGCTTATTTACGTTCTACCGTTTGTTCCAACCTACAACGGTAGATCATCTTCTTCTGGTTTTTTCTCTGTTATCCACTCATCTTTAGGTCTTTCATACACCCACGTTGGCTTGTTATGGTTGCTTTTAAGTCGCTTACGAAGTTTTCGCCATCCTATCCTTGACATTATAAAACCAACGCGCGTTTGTTCTGGTGGCTTCATTTGTTGATCGGTAAAGCTAAGTCCTTTTTCCATTAACATATGCATCGTAAAATAATTTTCGTGTTTCTGCTCCGCATCGTACAGGTAATTACGAATTTTAGATTCCCATACATCTTCAGAAAAACGAGCATCTTGCTGTTCCTCAAATAAATGCTTTTCTGAATTCAAAGCCCACCATGCTTCTTTGTTTTTATATCGATGATAAGCTTCAGCCCATAATTGATCTCTTACCTTACGCAAACCAGGTATATTTAGCGTGTGACACTTAACAGGCCAGTAACGTCTGTTACCAGTGACATCTTTAAGGTATTGATCTTGATTGGTCGAGCCAACAAAAACACACTGTCGCGGAAACTTGGAAGCCTTACGGCCATATGATGGTCGATAATAATCTTCTTTAGCTGAGAAAAAAGCTTTCGCTCTTGTGCTCTCTGCTTTATTGAAGGAATCTAATTCTGGTAGTTCTTGGAACCAAACACCACGCAGTTGTTGAAAGCCTTCCTTACTACCTAATTCAAACGGTGTTTCACTAAACCATCCGGGACCACATATTGCTTCAATGGTGGTGGACTTACCTTCACCCTGTAAGCCCTCAAGAATAAGAACATTATCCATCTTAACGCCTTTGTTTTTAACTGCGTACACACGTGCCACTGCACCAATTAAAAACTTACTACTTACCTTAAGCGTATATTCAGAATCATCAGCACCCAGGAAATCAACCATCCAAGCATCGAGCCGACATACGTCATCCCACTCTAAACCTTCAAGGTAATCTTTAATGGGATGAATTGCAGAGTTCTCAGCAGCAACACGAATAGCTGCAATAGTATCTTTCTCAGAGGGTGTAAAACCATAATATGCAGCTAACCAACATCGTAAACGTTCAGTGTCCACTTCATCCCAGTCACCAAGTTTCGGATTATCTTCAAAAGGCGGAAGTTTTAATTTATGAATATCATAATCAAATTCATTATATTGAAGTACACCCTTCCAGCGCTCATCATTCATTAAAACTAATTTAACATTATTAATATCAGCACGAATATTACCGTTATCTGTTCTACTTAAACGACCTTTCCAACCAGTATCATCAAATGGAATTTTCTCTTCAGAATCAAAGAGCCCGACTATTTGCTGACGCACAACATTCAAACCTTCTTGAATATGTAAATCATTAAAATCAGTCCATTTTTCCCCCGTTCTATTACTAAATCTTGGTACAGCTAACAAGCCTTTAATCTTTCGAATGACTTTTTTAGCCTCAGTAACGCCGGGATTTCTTACTGGTTTAAAAGTTAAATAATCATCATCGGCTGCAATAATTATTTCAATATCTGGATATGTTTCCCTGACATTCTGAGCGATCAACATTAAGTTACCTACGTTAAATGCTACATATACGGTATACCCAGTCGCTTCATGTATTGATGCACCTGTTGCATATCCTTCACAGATAACAACACGTGCTTCAGGGTTAGGCTCATTACCAACTAAATGAAAATGCCCTTTTGGACTTGCGCCATACGGGAAAAAATCTTTCTCAATTTTACTGCCATCTTTAGTGGGACGTGGCTCAGCATGTATTACCTGCAATCCATATATGGTACCAGGCATATCACGCATTGGAATAACCATGGCCTTTCGTTCAGAGAATCGAACACCATAAGGGTTTACTTTCTTTCGCTTTAAATAAGGCGAATCACCTTTATCACTTAATCGTGGCCAGAATGCTTGTGCGCGTAGCGCAGCTCGCCGCGCCCTTTCCTTTCGGGCAATTTCAGACTGTCTTTTCTTCTCTGCAGCCTGGCGTTTTAACTTTTCTCTATCATCATTCGATATTTTTAAACCATTTAACTTAACGGTATGTTTATCACCAAAACGCCAATCACCAAATGCACCCGTTACAATAGATTCACCAGAGTCAGTAACAAAATCAAATAATGTATACCAAGCTGTCTTGTTTTTAGAATCATCAGGTTTAAATCGATGCAGTTTTCCATCAATAATCAAGTCAGGAGCTAATAATCCTACAATACCTGCAGTTGACATTTGATCTATAACTGATTGAAGATTACTCAATTAACCCATACTCCCAGTAACATCACACACATTTCCAAAATTAGAATATTTCTTATTTTTATTTATTGCTTTTTCATAATGATTGGTAATGCAACCACCATGATTGGATTCGCGCTTTAGTTTGTAACCACACCCTATTAAAGCATCTATTATTTCTTGCTCTAACTTCCCTTCTGTTAAGACGGCAATGTATTTTTGGTTAGCCATGTTTTAAATTAATCTCTTCACTTAGCCATTTAGAATAGTTGGCAGCTTTTTCAGCATCACGTTCTGGTGCATCAGGTGTCTTGTGCATCATTCTGAGTTGATATTTAATTGCATTACCCAGCAAGTAACCATTGTATTGTTCCGGTGTTAACTTTGCTTTAATAACGTCAAGTGTTTCTATGCCACCCACGTCGTAATAATTACTTTTTTTGTCTTTGCTCATATTCTTTTATTTCCTTACGTAAATATCTGCATCGTTTTTCTAGCCGCTTCAATTCTTGTTGGTTGTGCTTATGCTCGATAGGAGAACCTAGCTTGCATTCATCGCAGGGGAATAACGTATCAAATACATAACCGCTGTCCTCGCATCTATTACAATTCATGTTTTGGCATGACACTTAAATCAATACATGCACCACCACCCATATACTGGTCGACACCTTTAAACCATATTAAGAATGCCTTTCGGCCATGAGGCTTATCTCTATCCTTTCCAGTATCCCATCCCGTATAACCATCTATACGCTCTCTAATAGCTTCAACTAATATTTCAGGATCTTCTGCACAAGCTACCCATGGTATTGCAACCAAATCCATATCGCGATTCATTGAACCATGGAGTGCTAAGGCATAGCCTAATGGCTTTGCAATTTCACACAGCATTGGATAAATCAATGCATATGATGGCGCGGGTCTTATTGGTTGTTCATCAAGCACATTTAACTCCTAGTAAAGTTCACAGTTTGTATGTTCTTTATCACCACCCAAGCCTGAGTTATATTCGTCTTCATCATGCTCGCGCCAATAACGATCTCCTGCTGGAATTTTTCCACCACATACACTACATTTGTGTTCTTTACGTGCCTTATGAATTTTCATATTTCTTTGTGAGGACTCAACACTTAAATCACTTGTTTCGCTATATTTTGTAATTAATTTTGACATAAACTTAATAAGCCTCTTGTCTTCTTTGGTGTTAATTTTTCGATTAAACTTTTCTTTATTATTTCTCATATAAAATCTCCGTTGTTTAAGAATATAGCTAACGCTCTCTCTTAATAAACGGAGGCAAAACAATAAAAATGTGTTTAATAATTAACCAAAATCACTATTTTTTTAAAATAAACCCATTTTTTTCCCGTTTGCATGCAGGAAGGTGCTTGCCAACAGAGCACCGATGCCTATCAATTAGGTATTTGTATCTTTCACAAACCATGCAACCCTTTGCTCTTAATTCCATTGCAGCAGCTTTTTCTAGTGTTGGGTCATGATAAATCTGGAAGCTCATAGTCCGAGGAAATCCTCATGTTCATCATGTGCACGCAAATCTAATGCTTCATTTTTACTCTTGTGCATCCATCCGCCAAACCAAACAACAAACCCAGTGACTAAAATAATAAGAATTGCCAAATAAATATAATCATGCATTTTCTTGCTCCTTAATTTGTTTTAACAATCGTTTCATCAAGCCGTTTAACACTTCGCCTAACTCATTGCCTTTTTCTGTTGCTGGATTAAGAATGGATGTAGACATGCCAGAAGTATGATGTGGCACGCTATACACTCCCGCACTAATACCACCTTGTTCATCAATTAAAATGTCAAGCCAATAACCTAATTTTGAGATGCTCA